ACCATACCACAAATTGCGGAAGTATTAAATCGCACAGAAGCCCCCATTAAAAGATATATTACTGAGAATAATCTATTACAGAGTCCAGAAAGCAAACATCAAGACGAAACACTAAGAGTCAAGCTACATAGTAAAACGTTTTGGACAGAAATTTTAAGACAGTTTGATGAAGATAGCGGCGAATTAGAATACTTTGAAAATACATGGATAAGTTTAATAAAACAATTCCGTGAAGACGTTTTGCCCGCCGAAGAACTACAGATCAAACAATTTATTACCATAGATATTCTTATCAATAGAAGTATGAAAGAGCGCAAGAGACATATTACCACAACGGAAAAGCTACAAACTCAAGTGGATAAAGAATATGAAAAGCCCGAAGACACAAGAGATATAGCAAAGTTGGCTAATATGGAAACCCAATTAAGCTTTGCCCGCAATAGTATTAATAATTATACAAATGAGTATACTAAACTTCTTGCAGAACAACAAAAGATAGGCAAAGATTTAAAGGCCACCCGAGAACAACGTATTAAGCGTATTGAGGACGGTAAGAGTAGCTGGGTCGGTTTAATTCGTATGTTGGAAGAGGAAGATGTTCGTGAGAAAGAAGGCCGAGAAATGGAAATTCTCAAGATGGCTACGGACAAATCTGTTGATGGCTTGCACGGATATCATCAGTTTGCAGATGGAACAGTAGATAGACCTTTTTTAACCCCAGATAGTGTTTTAGAAGATGAGGAATAATATGAAAACAGCAATAATAACAGGAATTACTGGTCAAGATGGCTCTTACTTAGCGGAACTATTATTAGAGAAAAATTATTTAGTGGTAGGCTTACATAGGCGCACAAGCACCAATACTCTAGAAAGAGTGGCCCACTTGCTAAATAATCCTAATTTTAAACTAGAAGAATGCGACCTAACTGATCCCGCCGGTATCTTTAACGTTATTAATACCTATAAGCCGGAAGAGTTCTACAACCTTGCTGCTCAAAGTCATGTGGGCACTAGTTTTTCTCAACCAACGACAACTTTCGAAGTTGATACTGTTGGTGTGGTTAATATCTTAGAGGCTATTCGCAAGACTTCTCCTGATACTAAGTTTTATCAAGCTAGTACTAGCGAGATGTATGGGTTCAATTATAATACGGCTGAAAATGGAGATAAGTATCAAGACGAAAATACTCAACTACTCCCACAGAGCCCATACGGTGTTGCTAAATTAGCTAGTCATAATATGGTGCGAATTTATCGATCCGCTTATGGTTTGTTCTGTTGTTCAGGAACATTATTTAATCATGAAAGTCCACGACGGGGCGAAAACTTTGTTACTCGTAAGATTACTAAGTGGCTGGGCGAATTTAATAAGTGGAGTGAACAAGCCAGGTTTGGATCGCCGGGCATTGTATTACCCGAAGAGGAAAACTATGTTAGATTTTATGGAATGCCTTTACATGGACCAGAATTTCCTAAACTTCGTCTTGGTAACATTAAAGCCTACCGTGATTGGGGTCATGCAAAGGATTATGTTAGGGCGATGTGGATGATGCTACAACAAGAAGTCCCCGATGACTATGTTATTGCAACAGGCGAAACTCATAGTGTAGAAGATTTTCTAAAGATAGCATTCGGTAAGTTCGATCTGGACTATAAAAATTTTATTATTATTGATCCACAGTTCTATAGACCAGCAGAGGTAGATTATCTAAGAGGTATTTCAAATAAAGCTCTTCTGAAACTCGGTTGGATTCCAGAAATATCATTTAGTCAATTAGTAGAAGAGATGGTGACTAGTGACCAGATGGTTTAAAGATCCTCTGTATATAAAATGGAGAAAAGAAGTTTATAAAAGAGATAAACATACTTGTCAGTGGCCTGGGTGTACTATTAAAAAGCGGCTAAATGCTCATCATATAGTTCGATGGGCAGATAATCCCGCACTCAGATTTGTTACAGAAAACGGTATCACACTCTGTTATCTGCATCATAAAATGGTAACGGGTCTTGAATCAATATATGCGGCAGTTTTCCTCAAAATAATAGCGGAAAAGAAAAATGAGCGTAGATTATAATAAATTCAAAGTCATAATAGACACTAGAGAACAACAGCCTTGGGAGTTTGAGAGGGTGGCGTATGCTAATCGCAAACTCGATACTGGAGATTATAGCGTTGAAGGTTACGAAAATCTATTGTGCATAGAACGAAAGAAAACTGTTAGCGAAATTGCTAATAATGTTACGGAAAAAAGATTCAAAGATGTTATTGGCAGAATGAAACAATATAAGTATTCATTTTTAATTTTAGAATTTGATCTTGAAGACATCTATCGATACCCCATAGGTTCGAATGTGCCAAAACGAATGTGGGACAAAATCAAAATTAGTTCGGGTTTTATTATCAAAAATTTATTAGAACTTCAGCTTCAACACAATATACACGTTGTATTTTGTGGAGATGCTAGTAATGCTTCTAAAATTGCTCTTACCTTAATGAAAAAAGTATATGAACTCGAATATAGAGAAGAAACTACTAACATTTGATGACGCTTGGTTAGGATTGGGCGATATCGATATTATTGATATTGGTCGAAATGTCCTACTAAATCGCACAGAAGATGAAATAGAAAATCCAGATCGCCATCTTATTCGGATTCTACGCAATCCTAAGTATGTCGGCGCTAAGTTTAAAATGATGTATGGATATGAACTTCATCCAATACAGTGTGGTATTTTACAAGAGTTTTATATTCGTGCTTTTCCAATGTATATTGCTAGTCGTGGTTGGGGTAAATCCTTTCTATTAGCAGCTTATGCTATGGATAAAGCCGCTTTTCATCCGGGCACAAAAATAGTTATCGTTGGTGCCGCTTTCCGTCAGAGTAAGATTGTTTTCGAATATATGGAGGCTATGTGGAGAAATAGCCCTATTATAAGAAGTATTTTTAATGGTAATGAAGACGGTCCCAGAAGAGACGTAGATAGATGTACTATGAGACTAGGTGAAAGCATAATTACAGCTATTCCTCTTGGTGACGGAAATAAAATTAGAGGTTTACGAGCCCACATTATTATCGCAGACGAATTTGCATCTATTGCTCCAGATATTTATGAAACGGTTGTTCAAGGGTTCGGTGCGGTTAGCGCTAGTCCTATTCAAAATGTTAAAGAACAAGCTAAAAAGCAAATGATGATCGAGCAAGGATTATGGAATGAACAACTAGAAAAACTTAATACAAAAATGGGTAATCAGTCTATAATTTCTGGAACAGCAGATTATGACTTTAAACACTTTGCCTCCTATTGGAAAAGATACAAAGGTATTATTGAAAGTAAGGGAGATAAAAGAAAACTAGAAGAACTCTTTCAAGGCGATATTCCAGATAATTTTAATTGGACAGATTTTAGTATTATTCGTTTACCATATGAATTAATTCCAAAAGGCTTCATGGATGATAAACAGGTTGGACGAGCAAAAGCTACGGTTCATATTGGTATCTATAATATGGAATATGCGGCCTGTTTCGTTAAGGATAGTGAAGGATTCTTTAGAAGAACTCTTATTGAGGGGTGTGTACCAACAGACTCAAAACCAATATACATAGAAGGAAAATCAGTATCGTTTGATGCTGTTACCACTGGAAATCCCTTATTTACTTATGTTTACGGTATCGATCCAGCTAGTGAAAAAGATAATTTTAGTATTACAATACTAGAAATTCATAATAATCATCGTCGTATAGTTTATGAGTGGACTACTAATAGAGGTAATTTTAGAGATAGACAAAAAGCAGGAACTAGCCATGATCATGATTTCTATGCTTTCTGTGCTAGGAAAATTCGTAATCTGATGAAAGTTTTTCCGTGTCATAGAATAGGTATGGATGCTCAGGGTGGCGGCATAGCAATCGAAGAAGCTTTGCACGATCCTAGTAAGCTAGAAGAAGGAGAACATTTAATCTGGCCTATTATTGATTATGATAAAGGTAAAGATACCGACGATCAACAAGGACTACATATATTAGAGATGGTACAGTTTGCAAAGGCAGATTGGACTAGTCAAGCTAATCATGGATTAAGAAAAGATCTAGAAGATAAAATACTGTTATTTCCTAAATTTGATAATTTATCCCTTGGTCTAGCTTTGGAAAAAGAAAATAGAAGTATTATGGATAGTGATCTTAGTCCATTATATGATAGTGTTAGTGAATGTATTTTAGAAATAGAAGAACTAAAAAATGAATTAACAACTATTGTTATGAGCCAAACTAGCACAGGACCAAATGCCAGAGACAGATGGGATACTCCTGATCTTAAGATGCCAAATGGTAAAAAAGGCAAGCTTAGAAAAGATAGATATAGCTCACTATTAATAGCAAATATGATAGCGCGTCAAATGACTAGGATTTTACAGCCAATAGAATATAATGTAGTGGGTGGAAATAGAGCGTTTATGGAAGGTAAAGGTCAAGGACAGTTATACAAAGGACCAGAGTGGTTTACTTCCGCAGTTAATGAAGACATATATGGTGGAGTTTATAGAAAATAGTGTATTAGTTCGTTAATCCTATTGTAATCATACCGTAATATAATTAGAAAATAATATGGCTAAAAAAAGATATCCTAAGAGTGCAGTTATCGCTAACGCTAATTTAGAAGGTGCCGAAGCATATGTTGCTTGGGGCGAAGATCTTGGCAGTAAAACAGATGCTCTTAAAAAATCTTCTGAAGCCCTTTCAGAATATGGTCTAGTGGATAAGGCTACTGCTACCCGCAGATATGGTGTGGATTTTAGTAACTTAACACCTAATGCTGGTGGTCGCCCAGGTATGACTCGGGCAGACTACGAATTTTTCAGACCAGACGAAGCGGTTCCACAACAAATCAAAGCTATTGGGCGTAAAGCCGAAGATATTTACTACAAGGTAGGATTGGTCCGTAATGTTGTTGATTTAATGGCGGACTTTGCTGTTCAGGGCATCATGCCTACTCATAGAAATAAGCGTATCGAAAGATTCTATAGACAATGGTTCAAGAAAGTGGAAGGTAAAGATCGTAGCGAGCGATTTTTAAATAATCTATATAGAACTGCTGCTGTTGTTCTTAATCGTCAAACAGCAAAGATTAGTGTTAAAGTAGCAGAACAACTCTATAAGAGTATGGGTGCTCCAGATATGTATGTTGATACTATAGATAATATCAAGACAGAAAAAAGAGAAATTCCTTGGAAATATACTTTTATTGATCCTTTGTGCGTGGAAGTTGCTGGAGGAGTAATATCTTCTTTCGTACCAGAAAAAAAATATCAAATCATACTTCCAGCACAGTTACGCAAATCTATAAATGCTCCTAAAAGTGATCTTGAAAGAGAAATTGTTTCTAAATTACCAAAAGATATCATAGAAGCAGCAAAGGCTAAAAAAGCTTATCCGCTAGATCCAGAAAAAACAATAGTATGTCATTACAAAAAAGATGACTGGCAGAGTTGGGCTTATCCCATGATTTATTCTATCATGGATGATATTTTTATCGTTGAAAAGCTTAAACTAGCAGACTTAGCCGCTCTTGATGGTGCTATTAGTAATATTCGTATATTTAAATTGGGTAGTCTAGAACATAAGATAGCTCCGACCAAAGCCGCCACAGCAAAATTAGCTGAAATTTTAGGAAATAATGTTGGTGGCGGAACAATGGATCTTATTTGGGGTCCAGATCTTGAGTTGATAGAGAGTAAAACTAGTGTTCATCAATTCTTGGGGTCAGAAAAATATATGCCCCATCTTAATAATATTTATGCTGGTCTTGGTATTCCCCCAACACTTACGGGAACATTTGGTGCTGGCGGAACCACAAATAACTTTATCAGTTTAAAAACTATGACACAACGACTTCAATATGGTCGTGATGTTATTGCAAAGTTTTGGGAAAAAGAATTTGAAATTGTTCAAAAAGCTATGGGATTCAGTCACCCAGCAAAAGTAGAGTTTGATAGAATGGATCTTAGTAATGAGGATGCTGAAAAAGCATTATTGATTCAGTTAGCTGATAGAAACGTTATTAGTGATGAATTATTACAGAAAAGATTTGGTTTTGATCCTGATATGGAGAAGTCAAGACTAAATCGTGAATTAAGAGAAAGAAAAGGCGATAGAATGGTTAGAAAGGCCGGACCTTGGCATGATCCACAAATTGAAAATTCTCTTAAGAAGATTGCATTACAAGGTGGTGCGGCAACGCCAAGTCAGGTCGGTTTGGAAATGGATAAGAAAAAAGCTGGAGAAAAAACTATTCTGGAAATGAGGCAAGCTACTATGCCAACTAAGTTGGCGAAAGATTCGCCAGAATCTTTGCCAGGAGTATCTGGGGAGGGTCGCCCAAAGACCAGTAAAGATTCGACAAAGCGCAAAGAAAAAACATTCAAGCCCCGTACTGGAGCTAGTTTGAATATATGGGCTAGTGAAGCACAAGATAAAATTAGTCAAATAATAAATCCCATCATACTAGAACTGTATAATAAGAAAAACTTAAGAAGTTTAGCAAATGTTGAGAGTGACGAATTAGAACAAACAAAAACAAAAATCTTATTTGGCTTAAAACCATTTAGTCAAATAACAGAAGAGTCCGTCAAAGAAGCCTTTACACAGATAGCCAACAATCCACAATCTACTGCATCATATGAGTTTAAAACATATGCTAGTGAAATTAGTAGAGATTTAGATAGAGATTTAACGGTTGATGAAAATAAACAGGCAAAAGCTTCTTTCTATAGTATGGTGTATAGTCAAGAATAACCCACATTATAAGAGATAAAATATGCAAATTTTTCAACAAGAAATCGCCGACGGCTTAGAACACCAGATATCATCTTCTGCATCAGTTCTTATTGCCAGTCAAGCAGAACCCTCAAATGAAAATTATAATGATATTTTAAGAGATCATTTTAAGAGCATAGCTTCTTATGATGATAAAGATCTTTATTATACCAAAAGTATTTTAGTTAGTTCGTCTTGGAATAAAAATGACGATATCTTTGACAAGGCAGAAGTATGGATTGCTAAAAATACTCCAGAAGATAAACCAACTAATCTAGATCATGACGAAGCACTAATTGTTGGTCATATGATTTCCAGTCTTCCCGTAACAGAAGATGGAAAAATTATCGCAGAAGATACTCCTCTTGACCAATTACCAGATAAATTTCATATTTTAGCAGGATCAGTAATATACAAAGCTTTTAGTAATCCTGAATTACGAGACAGATCGGCCAAACTTATTGCTGAAATTGAAGAAGGTACTAAGTATGTTAGTATGGAGTGTTTATTTAAAGGATTTGATTACGGAGTTATGGACGGTGCAGGAAATTATAAAGTCTTAGCAAGAAACGACAATACTGCTTACTTAACCAAATATTTAAGAGCATATGGTGGTGCTGGAGAACATCAAAACTATAAAATTGGTAGAGTACTAAGACAAGTGACTTTTACTGGTAAGGGCTATGTTGATAAACCAGCTAACCCAGATAGTATAATTATTTTGAATAGTCCTTCTGAAAAAAATAATGAATTAGCCGAATCGGGTGTATCTATTTCTCAGTCAAACTTTAACGTGGAGACAAATACTATGAGTTTAGAAAAAGAAGTTGCTGAAATCAAAGAAAAAATCGGAGAGTTAGCAACTGCTACCGCCGTTCAGGCAAGTGTAGAAGAACTACAAAGTACTATCAAGGCTTACGAAGAAAAGATTGCCGCCCTAGAAGCCGAAAAGCTTGCTCTAGCTGGTAGCGCAGAAGAATATCAAAAGAAAGCCGAAGAAGAGTATAAGAAAACAAAATCTGAATTAGAGGTCGCTCTTGAAACCGTTGCCGCATATAAGGGCAAGGAAGAGCAGATGGCTAAGAAAGAAAAGAAAATGAAAAGAATGGCTTCTCTTGTGGAGCTTGGTGCCACAGCAGAAGTTGCAGAAAGTACAACAGACAAGTTTGAGGCTCTTGATGATTCGTCTTTTGAAGCTGTAACCTCTCTTCTAGCTGCTACAAAGCCAGATTGGCTTAAGAAGAAAGAAGAAGACAAGATGAACAAAGATGAAACTAAAAAAGCTGCTAGTTCAGAAAACACAGATCCATCTGTTCTAGAAACTGTGGAAGTTGAAGAAGGTGGAATTGATCTTAGTGTTGGTTCAACAACAACTTCGGAAGAAGATAGTGTAAACTCAACCCGCTCTGAACTACTAGAATTTGTTTGTGCTAGACTCGGCAAAAAACTTAATAAGGGAGAATAACAAATGGCTCTAAAATCTGATCGTATCGAAATCGCAACTGATATCAGTTTCTTCATGAATACAGTCGCTGAACGTGGAGGTATCGCCACAGTTGTTGTAACATCAAGTGGAAGCGGTATTGCTATGGATGATCCTGGTTCTGCTGTGGCTTATAATGCTGTTGGTAGTGGTGCAAGACCAATCGGTCTTCTACTCAACGACGTTGTAAATTATGATCTAACTCGTCAACATATCAACTGGTATAAAGACGAAATGCAAGTCGGAGGCAAGGTTGTTCTTCTCCGTAATGGTCAAGCAACAACCAACTATATAACCGCTGGTGCAGTTACTGGCCCAGGTCTTGATGCTTATGTTAATAATAGTGGCTATATTGGTGTTGTCGCTAATGGTGGCACTAAAATTGGTCAATGGCTCAGCGCCAAAGATGCCGACGGTTATGCAAAGCTTTCAGTCAATATTACTTAATTCTAAAGGGAGATTACACAATGTCTGATAAAGTATTTCAACCAACCAAAGAACTAACTGATCTTCTTATCCGCTCTGGGTCTGCCAGAAAAGAAGAATCCGTTGCTGCTAATGCAGAATTTGCAAAAGCATTAGAACTTCCTCTTCGTCAGGGTGTTCTTAACGGAAATATTCTTGATGGCATCTTCGAACCAATCCAATTGGCTCAAAGTGCTACTCCAGAATTTCCTCTTGATCTTTTAGCTCCCGGTACAGAAAAGGACTTTGTGGCCTACACAATTCCTAATCACGGCTATGTGCCAGAAAAGCACGTTGAAAGTGATTACGTCATGGTTCCAACTTATGACGTTGGCGCTAGTATCGATTATCTTCTAAAGTATGCCCGCGATGCCCGTTGGGACGTTGTTGGTCGCGCTATGGAAGTTCTCGAAGGCGCTTTCGTTAAGAAGATGAATGATGACGGATGGCACACACTTCTTGCTGCTGGTCTTGATCGTAATATTGTAGTTTATGATAGCGATGCTGCTGCTGGTCTTTTTAGCAAGAGAATGGTTTCTCTTATGAAGACAATCATGCGTCGTAACGGTGGTGGTAACTCTGCTAGTACAAACCGTGGTATGCTAACTGATCTTTATTTCAGTCCAGAAGCTATGGAAGATATTCGCAACTGGAACGTTGATCAAGTTGACGAATTTACTCGCAGAGAGATTTATACTGCTACTGATGGTACTGTTAATCGTGTGTTCGGCATCAATCTCCATGATCTTGACGAACTTGGTGAAGGTCAAGAATACCAACTCTACTACACCAGTGCTCTTGGTGGCTCCCTACCTGGAAGCAAGGTCGAACTAGTTGTTGGTCTTGATCTCCGTAAGAGAGACAGTTTCATAATGCCAATCCGTGAACAAGTCCAAATCTTCGAAGACGATACACTTCATCGTCAGAAGAGAGCTGGCTTCTACGGTTGGGCTGAACAGGGCTTTGCGGTTCTCGATAATCGTAGAGTTATCCTCGGCGCTCTCTGATTTTCGTTATAAACCAATCGGTTTAGGAACCGCTCCTTTCACGAGGGGCGGTTCTTTTTTTATATACTAACATAGGGTGTATTATAACATGCAGACCCTTAATCTCTATATGTAGAGGATATTATGGCAGCAGCAAACTACAATTTTAGTATCGAACAAGGATCTTCTTATAGTTTTGTTATGGTCTATAAGGATGCTGATGGTAATGTTGTTAATTTAACAAACTGGTGTGGTAGAATAACATGGAAAACAAATAGTAATGACACTATTGTATTCAATACAGGACATAGTGGTTCAGACT